TTACTTACTGACCACAAGAGGTAGATCCAGTGTTGGCGTGATTTTTGTTTTGCGATCATAAATCAACACCTGATTTTCTGTTTTGTGCCCACTGAAAATTTGTTTGTCGCGGCTGCTGCCTTCGTAATCTGAAATCCCTTTGGCTTTTATGTCATGGAAGTTGCACCCAAACGGAACGTCGGCTTTTTGCTCGGCTGCACGTTTAGCCTGATTCCACCAGTTGTTCAGCGTTTTAGCTATGACCTTCCCGCCTTTGGTTGTGTTGATCACATACTCGCATGTGCCGGAAGATACATTTCGGGCTAATTGGATCACTGTGCGTAATCGCGGAGACCATTCCTTGATTTGTTTAGTGCCGGTCTTGTTTTGCTCAATGTAAATCCCTTTATCCATAATATCCTGCCATTTCAGCTCGAGTACATCACCGAGCCTTGCCGCACAAAGATAGGATATCTCCATTGCAATACGTAACTGTGGAATTGCTTCCGCATATATCGCAGCATACTGTTCATCGGTGATGTAAACAGTACGGGCTTTAAGCGTGAATTTTCTGACTCCTTTGCATGGATTATTTTTCACATACCCACGCTCATACCCCCATCCATATACGCGACTCAGACTTGCCAGTTCATGATTTGCCTGGGTCTTGCTCTCAAGCCCCCGTTTATCCATGAAAATTCTTACCTGCTCAATTTTTACATTATCAGCAAGCACTTTTCCGAATACCGCCAGCAACGCCCTTTGATGTTGTCGATAATCTTTTTGAGTTCGGGGTGCCAATTCTGTAAATGCAGGGGAGTCCATAAACATGTGCCATAATTTAGCGACGGTCATTATGTCGTGGAGTTTTGCCTTTTCCAGTTCATAATTTTGCCAGACTTTAGCCACGCTGGTTTCCCGCACCCTTCCGAGCCTTATCGTTCTCGTGCTTCCTTTGGGTTTCCATACGTAACTGTAACCATTCGATCTAACCCGTGGTGGCAGTACATTATCTTTTTTGTTTATTCTTGGTCTTCCCATTATTTAGTGCCTCAAAATCAGGTTCGGCAGAAACCAGTTCAGATGCATCCGGTATCGATGTCAGCCCTAGCGGAACGTCCTTGCGAAGAACTATTGGTTCATTTTTAGGTCCGGTTACAAATGGAATTCCGTGCAGCCTTAACTGGTGTTGCTGTCTTGTGTATCGCTCGTATCTCGTGATCTCTTGAATCTCTGCTGGCGATAGAGTTAATTCGTACATGTGGTCACGTGCCTTACAGCATGACCGCCGCCAATATAATTCGGAGACGGCGATCAGGGTTGAACATTAAAAATCAACCTGACTCGGGATCAGTTTTTGCCAGATAGCTGAAACTTGTTTTGCCTGGTGGCGGGCATCATCCAGTGCATTATGGCGTACGCCTTCGAACGGAATAGCTGTTCTGGCATCGAAGTCTATGGCTTTTCCCAGATCAACGATTGTGCGCACATCGCGATCGTTGCAGTAACGCCACGGGCAGGGGATACCCTGCCGTTCATATGAACGGCGTAAAATCACGTTGTCGAAGCTGGCTCCATTTCCCCAGACCCGAACAAAAAATTCACCGGAGTTTTCGTCGATAAATTCCCGCAATTGCAATAGTGCATCATCTAACGGAATTTGATTTACCAATATTGCAGATCTGGCCTCGCTGGACTGCGCCAGCCACCATTCGATTACGTCACCATCGGGAGTAGCACCTTTGTCCATTGCGTCAACCAGACTGATGACAACATAAAATATCGGTCCGATTTCCCCGGTCTGCGGATCGAAAAACACTGCAGCAATAACTACGATGGGCGCATTGCTGTTAATTCCCATCGTTTCAAGGTCGATCATCAGATGGTGCCATACCCTGCTGGTGGATGTGATAATGTGATGACTGTTCACCGTAATTAAGGGATCTGCCGCCTCGCCCATCACCGCGCCACAATCAGGGCAGTTGCCGCCACCGCTCTGACCGCAGGCGGTGCAGACTTTTTCCGGTTCTTGTTGCTCTTCTGGTTCAGGCTGTTTCGTTTCTGGCTCGTTTTGTAACGTATTTGGGCTGTTCTGTTCCGCTTTCTGGTCGTTTTGTTCCGATTCGGGCAGGTTCTGGTTCACAGAATCGCGGGTTTCAATCCCCTTAACCCATTTCGGATCATTCGGGTCGCTAATTCCGTCAACGAACTCACCGCGATGGACTGCCAGTATTTTGTCGGCATCAGGCTGGTTGATATTGGTTGCCTGCATAATTTTGTTTACTTCGTCAGCGGTAACTTTTACCTGTTTAACTGGATCTACCTGTTCCTGAGTATCCAGCGATTGCGTGTCCTGGTGATGTTCAGTTGTATCCGGCTCCATTGCTTCGGCCGTTGCCTGTTCATCTGCCATTGCGTCAGACGGTTGTGATTTTTCCTCATTATTTTTTTCTTCTTCTGTTTCGCGTTCAGCAGCCAGTTCGCGGTTAACTTCTTCCAGGATATCTTTTTCCGGTGTATGTCGTGCAGCAGCGAGAGTTTCCTCGGTAGGGTTCTCGTGATCAGTCTCCGTTAAATAGGCGTTGATATACCCCTGAAGGCGTCCCGGGTAATGATAAAACTCAGGGTGTGCGCTCCGGATAAGTGCAAAAATAGCGGCGCGGGAATAATCCAGGATACCCGGGATTGCGCGAAGTGCTGCGGACCATTCTTTGAACGGACTTTCTTTCTTCTGGACGACTTCTTTTGCGCGACGATAAACGCTGCCCGGAATTTCATAAATATTAAAATCCATCGGAAGTGTGGCCGCTGCAATCTCCACATCCAGCGTATCGAAGGTGTGTACTAAATTCGGATTGCGATCGGTTTTGTTCCCGCCACCGGCATTTGCACCGGAAGCCGTACGGGTGATACGCGAAACACGATTTCCTTTCATCCACTCTTTTGTCAGCAGACCGCGATCGGTGTAGTCGGCGTCCAGGTATGCTTCGATAAAAGAAGTTATCAGTCCCAGGTCCGAATTTACGGGGGCGGGGAAAACTTTGTCAGTGTCTCGCACCAGTTTGTGGAGATCGCGAATCTCCAGCGGTTCGAGTTGCGCTGCTTTATTTGAGATAGCCAGCGCGGTAACGGCGGGAAGTTTTTCATCCTGTGCGTTATGTAATGCGCGCAGTTCGTCCCGCGAAACGTGTGTGATCGGTTTTTCGCTGCCGTGCTGTGCCAGCCATCGAACAGGCAGAATCTGACCTGAAACCGGCAGGAGCATGTTCTCCTCAATCTCAGTCATGTCTTCGCTGTTGACGTTGGTATTGTCAGTGTTGGCTGGTTTGTCCTGCGCAGAGGGTGAGGGCGCGATAAATACCATTGTGATGCCATCTTCCCCGCCTTTTTCGTAACGGTTACAGAATTCAGTATCAAACACGCCTTCAGGTGGAAGGTCATTCACAACGGGTAAATGGACGCGGACGGGTTTTTTAAAGTCGTCTTCATCATAATCGTTGTCATCCATTGCGGTAATGCAGCGGGAGATGGCAACAGATAATTTTTTTGCTGTAGTCCAGTAAAAACCACCTTTAATTCCAAGGCGTTTTCTGACTTTGTCATTTTTTGCTTCACAATATAATGCAAATTCTTCTTTATCAGTGCTCATTGATAAACCTCATTACAGATTTAAGGGTGAACAAATCCCTGTCATTGCTGACATATAAAAATGAAACCGAATATCAATTACGGCGCTGTTTTAAGTCCTGCCGGGATTTCGTTATTATCCTGGTGAATAACTTTATCGACCGGATAACAGTTACCGGGAATTTTCTGTTCATCTGCGGCAGCCATGCATTCTTTCATTGAGCTGTATACGCCAATAACCATGTCAACTGGTTCACCGGAAACAAGAAAAACCGTCAGAACAAGTGCAAATGTGGTATTCATTGCCAGCATCCTTTTTGCGTCGGGCGTAAACGGGCCAGCATTGAAGCAATGCATATCTCATTTGATGAATCTGGCTCATGCTTTATCTGATTAATGGCATCCTCAATAAAGTTTTTATCGCCAGTGATAACGCCAATTTCAAAACGAGTCTCAGGCGTAGTGGAATTGAGTAATAACGTTTCCATTATCGCGTCCTCAACAATGAATTTTGTGATGCGGTGCCTGGTGCCTCCAGGTGACGTTAACCAGTTAACAATTAACGCCGGAATACAGGGACCCGCCTGCAAGTACCTACCCATAAGTATTGATACGGAGAACAAATGGTCTTTTAACTGTTCCGCGTGCGCTTAGCCGCATTCACCACATCACAAAATTCACTTTAAAAAGGGCGGACATCAGCCAGCAATTAAACTGATGCCGCCAAAGGTCAATACTCAACATGGAGTGTTGTAGCGGGGTTGTCACTTAAGCGTATGGTCAACCTGCCAACCCGGTGCCACAATGGGGTAAGGATAACCCCGCCATACTTACCGCCGCGCCATTTCGCGGATTGCCACAACCGGAAGCGCACGGTCGAAGAAATCTAACGACAAGACTTCTAAGGAAAAGAAACCTTCGCCGTGCGCTTTCGTGTTGTGTGCCTGCTTTTAACCACATCAGGCGAGGTGGTTCCTGTTGTTCCCCAACAACAAGAAATTTGTATAATCCGGATACCCCAACAACACAGAGAAGAATGCTATCTGGAATAACTTCATCAATAACGGCAATTAAAGTCTCGATTGATTTATTACAGGTAATACTTGATGCAAAAAGCCAATCTGAACGTGAAAAGGCTGTCTACGAAATGCGTCGCCAACTGGCAGACTTACAAATACAGAACGCAGAGCTAGCGAAAACGCTCGCGCTTCAGTACGAGGAAATACTCTTGCTTAAGCAAAAATGTCATGAAATTGACGAGCGTAATCGAAAACTTGAATGCTATACGATACACAAAACTGGTTTTGGGCATTTTGTCTATGCTTTCAGGAACAGCCTCGACGAAGAAGACACATGTTTTCACTATGCCTGTCCCAATTGCTATCAGCATGGTGTAATAGCAATACTTCAACCTGTTAAAATTGGTGAGCATGATAAGTTCCATATTTCTAAATGCCTGAAATGTGATTCGCGCTTTAAATTTGAACGCAATGATGACTATATACCGCCCCCATCTGAAGAAGAGATAGGTAGAGCATTGAGCAGCAATCCGTAGGTTATTGCTGTTGTGGATATCCAGATTGTTAAAGAGCATGCCGGAAGGTTATCCGTGTCCGGCGCACGACCACACGTAGCAGCGTGTTGGTCTCCATTTTTAATTCACCCCTTAATGGAGGATAAAATAATCGTGGTGCTGGTCGGCTCGGTCCCGCAGGTGTTACCCTTTAAACCAGTCAATCCAGAGCGGATAGTGTTCAGCATAAATATAGCTATACACATCCAGGTTGTATTTGCGGTCTGTCCTTAGCAGGTCGCAAATACAGGCCGCAGCTTCCAGGGCAGCAGCTTTGTTGCTGAATAACCATGTAGCAACATTCCGGCGATTATCTGTATCCCACTCTTTTGTGAGGGCTGACACCACGAAGGAGCCGTTGGTGTTGCCATCAAATACTTCCGTTTCCAGATTTTTAAGTAATGCCTGGTGAATTTTTGCCAGGTATTCAGTCGGAATTTCGCCACGAATTCGGATAAGTTTGTCATAAACAAACATGTTCCCCGCATATGGCGATTTTTCTTTCTTTTGTTCACTGGCAGGCTGGTCAATTTCGTCTTCGGTTGGTTTCGTATTGATGTTTTGCACTGTCGTTTCTGCAATTTTCTTTGCCACACTCTCTGAGTCGTGTTTATTTACAGGCGCACAGGAATACAGTCCGACAAACGCATCTCGCACATTTCGAGCCATATTATCAGTGTCTTTTTTCGTTACCGATTCCAATGCAAGTTCGTTCAGACGTTGACGTAGTGTGTGTACTGCAATCTCCTGGATTGATAGCGATAAATCTTTAAATTCCATCGTTAACCTCATCAGTCAGTATTTCTGGCTAACCAGCGACGCGCGCCAGCTTCGGTTTTAAACGTTTTGCTTTTTGTATACGTCATCGCGGTGAACGTGCCGTCCTGGTTTGGGAACACGCCGTATACCAGAGATTCGTTGTTGCCAAGATCGATAGTATCCATGTTGACCTCATATCCCCTTAACGCCGGGGTAGCGGAACTAAGACCTGTCGCACCGTTGTGCTTTGATGACCGAATAATACTACTTGAAGTAGACGTGTCAACACTAAAAGTAGAGTGTGTTGTGTTTTTGTCTACATAAAATTGTTTTTTAAGGCAAAAAAAACCCGGCAATACCGGGGGTTGTTAACAGATAAAGTCACTCAGAAGGTGGTGGGGTGCTGGCGTATTTCTCGTAGAAATCGTAAAGTTTCTTGAGTCTCATCTCAAAAGCCAGAAGCATATTCCTGGCTTCAACTGGCGGAAACTCCCGAAACGTTCGTATCAGTCGCTTTTCATCTTCACTTAACTCAGTAAATTCGCCATTGCTATTGGCACCAGATCTTTGTGTTACAAATGAATCTTCTGCTGGTTCAATTCCTTTCTCTGTTAGCTGACCGTATTCCAGCCATGCAGGTTCAACTCCCAGAAATTCTGCTATTCGTTCGAGTTTTTCGTCGCGGGGTTTAGCTGTACCTAGGGTGTAGCGCCGCGCCATTTCGTATGTGACGCCCGTAGATAAGCTTAAGTCTTTGATGGATTTGTTTTTTCTATCCATTTCTGACTTAAGTCTTGTTGCGAATGCGTGATGTTTATGTGCGTTTTCTACCATATGTAGAAGATTAAAGCAGTTGCCTTGATTCGTCATTTCTATTTTGTGTAGTTGCAAATTCTACTTTATGTAGTATTATTCTCTCGTTCTTGAAATGGAGCTGACGATGAGCACTACATACAAAAACATTACAGAAAAGGCAGTTATGGTTATTGGTTCTCCCTCTGCTGTAAGTCGCATGTTTGGTTTCAAATCGCCTCAATCCATTTTTAATTGGATTATCAGGAACAGGGTTCCTAGTGAGAGGGTTATTAGGCTTTGTGAGCTTGGGGAATGGATTGTTACTCCGCATGATCTCCGGCCTGATTTACACCCTACTCCAGTTAGTGGGATTCCAGAAGAAGTTATCAGATCCAAAAAAATAGGGTTGATTCATGAAAATCAAGCATGAACACATCCGTATGGCGATGAATGCCTGGGCGCATCCGGACGGTGAAAAAGTTCCGGCAGCTGAAATAACCCAGGCTTATTTTGAGTTGGGGCTGACGTTTCCTGAACTGTACGACGACAGCCATCCGGAAGCCCTGGGCCGTAACACCCAGAAAATTTTCCGCTGGGTGAAGAAAGACACTCCTGATGCGGTTAAAAAAATTCAGGCGTTGTTACCAGCGATCGAAAAAGCAATGCCGCCTCCGCTGGTGGCCCGAATGCGCAGCCACAGTTCCGCTTATTTTCGGGAGTTGGTAGAGACGAAGGAACGGCTGGTGAAAGATATTGATGATTTCGTTGCATCAGCGATCGTTCTGTTCGATCAGATGAATCGTGGTGGCCCGGCAGGAAACACTCTGGCTGTGCATTAATTGGGTAATAAATATGAGTAATGACAAAAAATTGACACTGAGCGTTTACGAAAACAGTCCGCACATCTGGCGTGGCGGTTTATCTGATGTGGAGCTGGCAGAGTGGTTGATACATAAAGCTAATGCGCTGCTCTGGCGTTTGTCAGCCAGAGAGCAGCGCAAGGAAACCAGAATAAAGCTGGCTGATGCAGAAGCGTGTGCCGGGCTTATTGAGGATTATACAAATCTTGGTATTTCTTCAGCAGAGAGTGATCCCATTCAGCCTCTGAGCAGGGAGTCAATCCAGCACGCTGGTTGTATGGCACATCTTGTAACTGCTCGTCAACATGAGGTGGGTATTGGATCACTTTCGGTGGGATATTCGCTGATTCCAGAGCTGGTTGAAGCAAGAAAATCAGTTCAGAAAAAGAGAGATGACGCACTTCAATTATTGAGAGAGCACTATGGCGCGATACCAGAATGCGAACAGCGTCGATACCCTGAAGGTTATGAATGGATGCAGTCTCTTTTTGAAGTTCGCTAATCAATATGTCGAGACGAAGGTATGTTTCGGCGCGCAGCCAGGCTCTGTAATCCGGGAGCATTTCGGGGCTGTTACACCAGCGGTTTGTTGCTGCAACATTTAATACATGAGCCTGATAAAGGCTTTTCAAAAAATACATGTCGAACCTCCTCTGGTTCTGTTGATTGGGAACCACAGATTATATCCGGAGGAAGGTTCGGCACCAGATGAGGTAGCCATGCGTGATTACGCAAAAGTTTCTCCGCGATTCTGGCTGGGAGAAACGGGGAGAGAACTTAGAAAGGCGGGTGCAGAAGCGCAAGTTGTTGCTTTTTACCTGATGACATCCCCTCACGCAAATATGCTGGGTTTGTATTACCTGCCAGTTTTATACCTTGCTCATGAAACCGGGCTTGGTCTGGAAGGGGCTTCAAAGGGGCTTAAAAGGGCTGTTGAAGCTGGTTTTTGTAGCTATGACCATGATGCCGAGATGGTCTGGGTCCATGAAATGGCAGCCTGGCAGGTTGGGGAAACGTTGAAGCCAGGCGATAACCGTTGTGCAGGTGTCAGGAATGAGTATGCATCATTACCTGAAAACGCTTTTCTGTCAGCGTTTTACGACAGATATAAAACGGATTTCCATCTTGATGTGAGGCGGAATAATAGCCGAAATTCGGTAAGGGGCTTTGAAGGGGCTTTTAAGGGGCTTCGAAGCCAAGAACAGGAGCAGGAGAAAGAACAGGAACAGGACAAAAACACTATGGTTCATGGCGAAAAAAACACCATGAACCAGGCAGGGGATGTTCAGACCGTAAATTCTGGTCAGCCAGCAGGCACGACACCGGAAGCCGATTCGGCGTATGCGCTGAAAGCCGATTCGGGCGCTGTGCAGCAGGTGATGACCGCAGGGTCGGAGCAATCACACCAACTGCAGCAGCCTGAAGCCGATTCCGCCATTCAGCGGGAAGCCGATCGGGTAGTCCCGGAAAACGCCGGGCGGCCTGTGGGACGAGTGGATTATCCGGATGTGTTCGAACAGGTCTGGCGGGAATACCCGTTGCGTGCCGGGGCAAACCCGAAGAAATCCGCATTCAGTGCCTGGAAGGCCAGATTGCGCGAGGGGGTGCCACCAGAGACCATGCTGGATGGTGTGAGGCGTTACGCGAGATACCTGGCGGCGACCGGGAAAGCGGGAACGGAATTTGTTCAGCGAGCGACGACGTTTTTTGGACCGGACCGGAATTTTGAGAACCCCTGGTTGCTCCCGGTAAGCGGCACGAACAACCAGCGTTGCGTGAATCACATTTCTGAACCGGACACCGAAATTCCGCCGGGATTCAGTGGGTAACGGGTTATGAAAAATATTGCGGCAGGTGGTGTTCTTGAGCGTATCCGTAAGCTGGCCCCGCAGCATGTAACCGCGCCGTACCGGACAGTGGACGAGTGGCGAGAGTGGCAGCTTGCAGAAGGGCGAAAGCGTAGTGAGGAAATTAACCGCCAGAATCGCCAGATCCGGGTGGAGAAAATTATGAAGCGTTCCGGTATCCAACTGTTGCACCAGAAGTGTTCGTTTGCGAATTACCAGGTGAAGAACGATGGCCAACGCCACGCGCTGAGCCAGGCAAAATCCATCGCGGAAGAAATGATGACCGGATGCACAAATTTCGTGTTCAGCGGTAAGCCGGGTACCGGAAAGAATCATCTGGCAGCAGCCATTGGCAACCATCTTCTGGCGAAAGGTCGCAGCGTGATTGTGGTGACGGTGGCGGATGTGATGCTGGCGTTACACGGCAACTACGACAACAAAAACTCGGGCGAAAAATTTTTGCAGGGGTTGTGTGAAGTTGACCTGCTTGTCCTGGATGAAATTGGTATGCAGCGGGATACGCGTAACGAACAGGTCACACTGAACCAGATAGTCGATCGCAGAACAGCCTCGATGCACAGCGTCGGGATGCTGACGAACCTGAACCATACGGCAATGAATACGCTGCTTGGCGAGCGCGTGATGGATCGCATGACCATGAACGGTGGTCGCTGGGTGAATTTTAACTGGGAGAGCTGGCGTTCAAATGTTGGTTAGCCAGGAATTGAGAAATAATTTTACCGGGAGGAAATTTTAATGGAGACCGTTTTTGATGCACTGAAAGCAATGGGAAAAGCCACGTCGGTGGAACTGGTCGCACGACTTGAAATCAGTCGTGAAGAAGTGCTGAACGAGCTGTGGGAACTAAAAAGAAATGGCGTCGTTGATAAAACTGGCCACACCTGGTTTCTGGCTGGCGAAGGTGAATCCGGGGTAACCGAAGAGCAGCCAGCACAATCTGAAGCACCGGATGTGCTAACCGGGGTGGTCGAACAAAAAGTTACCGCTGACATGATGATTGAGTTTATCGGCCAGGAGGGGGCTAAAACGTGTGAGGAACTGGCGGGTAAGTTCGGTGTCAGCATTCGCAAGGTTGCTTCCACGCTGGCGGTAGTAACCTCAACAGGGCGGCTGGCACGCGTTAATCAGAACGGTAAATTTCGTTACTGCATGCCGGGCGAGAATTTACCAGCAGAACCGAAAGCTGCATCGGTAGCGGAAACTGATGGTAAAGCCTTTCCTCAGCCAGCGGGTGTTGTGTTACCAGCACAGGAGGCTGCAACACAGGAAGATATTAAAACAGAAACTGTAGCGGACATTGTGCAGTCGCTGCCATCGTTTACTGCAACGCGAGCTGATGATTTGATTTTGCCATCGCTGCATACGGCAAACCGCGAACTGCGTCGGGCGAAAAGTCATGTCCGGAAGTGGGAGCGAGTCTGCGCGGCGCTGCGGGAACTGTACAGGCACAAGGATATTGTCAGACAGATTATCGCCACCGGAGAACGGTAGCGGTGAGTGGCTGGAAGAAGTGGTGCAGGGCTGAAATCATGGTGCTCCGGCAGTGTGCGGGAACGATGACAGTCGACAGCATCGGCAGTCTGATTGGTCGTAGTGAGCCGGCGGTCAGGGCGAAAGCACGGGAACTGGGTATCGGCATGATGTTGCGTGGTGATTATCACCAGTCAACAAAATATCCGCAGAGCGATATTGAGCTGGTACGACAGTTGCATCAGCGTGGCGTGTCCAGGAGAGAAATTGCCAGAAAATTCGGAATGCCGTTGCGCACAGTGAATAACTACGTTTATTTCAACAGGAGGGTTCTGGAGTGAGGGTTTATATCGCCGGTCCAATGACGGGCTATGAAAATTTCAACCGTGAGGCGTTCCACAAGGCGGAAGAGGAACTGAAACGGGATGGGCACACAGTCTTAAATCCGGCAGTACTTCCGGACGGACTGACGCAGCCGCACTACATGGATATTTGCATGGCAATGATTCGCTGCGTGGATGCGATCTACATGCTGAATGGCTGGCAGCGGTCGGCAGGTGCCAGGGCAGAACTGGCACTGGCGGAGAAGCTGGGGCATGCGGTTATTTTACAGAAGGCGATGCAGTGAATATGTTCTGGATAATCAAAATTGAGCTGTTTGTTATTGTTTTCCTGATCAGTGCATTTCTGGCAGCGGCTTTTATTATCTGGGAAAATCCTTTTCGACATATCAGTCCACTGTTTGCAATCAGGGTGTTAATAGCATCGGTTGTAGAGGTGTGGTTAATTTGTTTTGCATTATTTTAATGGAGTTAATGTTATGAACGAAATCAAAGAAATGCCGGTAGAACGTGATGCATATGGCTGCTGGACACATCCTGAATATGAAAAATTTTGTGATGGCCGGGAGTATATTTCGACGGAAGAATTTAATGCCTGGATGAAGGCAAATAATCTTCAGTGGACCATTCGCGCAATGGATGAAGATGATTTTAATCCGGATGCGGATGGTCCTGATATTACCGCATGGGAGCCGGAACGACCAGAGGGTGAGGGGTGGTTTATTGGCTCCATTCATGACACGGAAGACGGCCCGGTTTGTGTATGGATGAGAAATAAGGTTCAGGCATAAAGCGATAAACAAACTGACAATAAGACACTGAAATTTAAATCAGAAGTGATTTTTATTAAATCCTTAACCGGAGGGATTTCTGCACCCTCAAAACATCAGGAGGCCGCCCGAAAGGGCGGTAATAAATAATGCAAGACATCAAAGAAAATATCAGACAACAGCTTTACGGGTTTTATATTGCTTATGATTTGTGGCTGAGTAATGGGGCGAAACCAGGTGGGGTGTTTTCTCGAAATTATGGTTTATGCGCCAATCTTTTCGATTATCTCACATCAATCGGTGCCTCCAGCGAAGCGGCACTGGAACAATTACACGCTGATTTCAGAAGTGCCGGGCTGAATGAGGTGTTGCCATTTAACGAGAGTAATGGGCATTACCATGAAGAAAAAAGGAACAACATGTGCCATGTGAATCCGGCGCGGGTGGCGTGGGTCAGGGCGCAGATTGCACTGGTATCACTGGAAGCAGAGCCGATAGCAGTAAGCGACGACATGGCTTACGCATTCCATCATGCACTGTCAGATTCATCGTCAGGTGCTGATGAGGTAGAGGAAATTAAGGCCGGGTTGCGTGCAGCCTTTGCCAATGTCACCGTCCAGCCGGTACTGATAGTGCCGGATGAAATGGATTTGCTTACCTGCCATCTCGACGGTGTAACTGAAACATATGCTGATGGCTGGAACGCCTGTCGCGCCGCCATGCTTAAGGGAGATAAATAATGATTAATCGAACCAAACTGGAGCACATTCTCGAATATGCCAGGCTGCAGAAATGTATTGGGCAACTTTGTAAAATTCCACCAGGAGATATGGTTGAAATCGTGGAAATGGCCATGCGTAAGGCTGGCAACTCTCCGGTAACTCCGGCTCGCCTGCCTGGTGGTTTCACCATTGAGGATGCGAAGGAGTTACATGAAGACTTGGTACGCAGCCACATAAGCCAGGCTTTAAGTTGTGAGAGGATGAAAAAGAACGATCGCGATGCTGATTTGCGCTGGATTCATGGCGTTATAGTTCAGGCCGCGTGGTTTGTAAAAGCGTCACTGGAGCAGAATGCGCTAACGGGCAACTCTCCGGTAACTCCGGCTGGCTGGATAAGCTGTAGTGAGCGAATGCCGGAAAAGAATCAGAACGTACTTATTTCGGTGAATTTTGATAGCTCTCTGGTTGAACCGCTAATATGCTCCGCACGCTATACCGGAAGCACATTCCGGCGCGGAGATGCAACGATTAAGCCGGGTAATGGTATTGAGTCGGCAACTCACTGGATGAAATTACCGGAACCGCCGCAGGAGGTGAACTGATGAATGAAGGCGACAATGTTATCACCCTGGTGCAGCCAAAATCAGAAGAGGAAGAACTTCTCAACGTTGTGATAACCGACGAAAAAAGCGTCGAGCAAAAATGCTGTCAGCATTTCCGTACAACAATTTCAGAAGTGAATCGTACGATTACCTGCAAACGGTGTGGATTGGCTTTAGATCCGTTTGAACTTGTTCTCGACCGTGCGAGAAACGGTGAAAACATCGTGTCAGAGATTAAATCACTCTATACAAAGCGGGATGCTCTTCGTGAAGCTGTGGCAAAACTTGAACGTGAAGAGAAAAACGCCAAAGCGCGGTTACGAGCAGTCAGGACAGCAATACTGTATGCGGAAAATGACCTTAAAAATATTGAGCAGGAGGTGAATCGATGACCGAAGCATTCACAACGGCAGGAATTGCGATGGCGGTGGCGCTGGTGGTGTATTCGATTTGCCGCTGGGGATAACAAACAAAAACCCCGGATTGACGGTCCGGGGTTTTTGAAGGAAACAAACAGAAACAACAATTGCCGTTATCTGTTGCCACCAATGACAAGTAAACGTATCTCAGGCGAGCGCATTGCGCCGTTCTGACGCGGATACATTAGCCTGGGCAGAAGGTTCTGGCAATAAAAAATAGCGTTTTCTTATCGGTGTCGGTAAGATTGTTGCGGGTGCTTGAGGCTGTCTGCCTCGGGCATGCCACTGTAAGGCAGACAGAGAAAAGCCCCAGTTAACATCACGCGTCCTGCAAGACGCTTAACATTAATCTGAGGCTCAATCCATGCTGAACACATGTAGGTTAGCCTCTTACGTGCCGAAAGGCAAGGAGAAGCAGGCTATGAAGCAGCAAAAGGCGATGTTAATCGCCCTGATCGTCATCTGTTTAACCGTCATAGTGACGGCACTGGTAACGAGGAAAGACCTCTGCGAGGTACGAATCCGAACCGGCCAGACGGAGGTCGCTGTCTTCACAGCTTACGAATCTGAGGAGTAAGAGACCTGGCGGGGGAGAAATCCCTCGCCACCTCTGATGTGTCAGGCATCCTCAACGCACCCGCACTTAACCCGCTTCGGCGGGTTTTTTGTTACGATTATTTTTAATCAAACAGGCTTTTTGTGTTTTTGTGATTTGTTGTTCTTGAGGCTAATTACGGGGGAAATAGAATCTCATTACTTGATTGGCGCGCAGGGAGAAGAAGGATGGTCCCCTTAAGGGGAGGTGTTTAAAGTTCACGGGATTTTGGTTATGAACGATAAGGAATTAATTGCTGCGCTTTCTATACCAGGTAATTATGAAGTAATAGTTCTTGAGAATGGTGAGTTTATCGTAATGCCATTGCCATCCGATGTTATTCTGATCACCAAAGAATCACATGCGGATTCGGTCAGTCACTTCAGCATTAAGAAAGACTAGATTATAATGTTGTAGTTAAAGCCAGCCTGAACAACTGGCGTCTGTCGCACCATTACGAGGATAGTAGTGGTGCATTACAAGAAAATTAACAATTCTGATGCCGCCCCTGCCAGCAGATACGGGCGGCGTTCTCACACATTCAAATATGACTGGTATCAGCATGCCCCCTGCACTGAAGAACAGGCCGAATGGCTGATACAGAACTACCGCAGACGTGGGTATGAGTTTAGGAAAGCCCTCAGCCTCGATTATCGTCACTGGATAATCTCCGTCAGGCTTCCTTACTCCGAACGCCCACCGCGTCCGTCCCGCACATACCAGCAACGCATCTGGAGATAACGTGCGGGTATTACTTCGACCTGTTCTGGTACCGGAACTTGGGCTGGTTATCGTTAAGCCAGGCCGTGAATCCATGCAGGTATTCCATAACGGCAGGGTGCTGGTGGAGCCGGAACCGAAAAACATGCGCGGTCTGCCGTCCGGAGTCGTTCCTGCCGTTCGCCAGCCGCTGGCGGAAGATAAAACATTGCTGCCGTTTTTCAGCGATGAGCGTGTGATTCGTGCTGCTGGCGGCGCTGGCGCACTGTCTGACTGGCTCCTGCGTCATGTTAAATCCTGCCAGTGGCCTCATGGAGACTATCACCACAGTGAAACCGTCATACATCGTTACGGTACCGGCGCAATGGTGTTGTGCTGGCACTGCGACAACCAGCTGCGCGACCAGACATCCGAATCACTCGGGCAGCTTGCTCAACAAAATCTGACCGCCTGGATGATTGACGTCATACGTCACGCAATAAGTGGTGCACAGGAACGGGAATTATCGCTGGCTGAATTATCCTGGTGGGCGCTCTGCAATCAGGTAGCGGACGCACTACCGGAGGCAGTATTACGTCGTTCTCTGGGGTTACGCGCGGAAAAAATCCACTCAGTATACCGCGAGAGTAACATCATACCGGGAGAACAGACAGCCACCAGCATACTGAAGCAGCGCACAAAAAATTTTGCGCCGTTGCCTCACGCCCACCAGCAACAGAACCCACCACAGGAAAAGACGGTTGTAAGTATCACAGTTGATCCGGAGTCACCGGAATCATTCATGAAGCGGCCTAAACGTCGCCGCTGGGTGAATGAGAAATACACGCGCTGGGTAAAGACACAGCCGTGTACGTGTTGTGGTAAGCCAGCAGACGATCCCCATCACCTGATTGGTCACGGTCAGGGCGGAATGGGGACAAAAGCCCACGATATTTTTACGTTGCCGCTGTGCCGGGAACATCACAACGAACTTCATGCAGATCCGCAGGCGTTCGAAGAAAAGCATGGTTCTCAGGTTGATTTAATTTTTCGTTTTCTTGATCACGCCTTTGCAACTGGCGTACTCGGATAAAAGAGGTTACTGATGGGGATAGAATTTGTTTTGCCTTACCCGCCGACGGTAAACACCTACTGGCGACGCCGTGGCAGCACATATTTTATATCGGAAGCCGGTAAGCGTTATCGCCGTGATGTGGCACTTATAGTTCGCCAGCAGAGGCTGAAATTAAACCTGTCCGGAAGGCTGGCGATAACGGTTATTGCCGAGCCTCCGGATAAGCGCCGTCGTGATCTGGACAATATCCTGAAAGCGCCACTGGATGCACTGACACATGCGGGGTTGCTCATAGACGATGAGCAGTTTGATGAAATCAATATTGTGCGCGGTCAGCTCGTTCCTGGTGGGCGGCTGGGCGTGAAGATTTACGAAATAATGCATGACGGGCAGGTCCAAAAATGAAACTGGAAGATTTACCGAAATACTATTCCCCAAAATCGCCAGGCCTGACTGATGTATCCGCCTCGACGTCAAAAGATGCACTGAGTATCACTGATGTGATGGCTGCGCAGGGGATGACACAGAACCGGGCTGAGATGGGATTTTCTGCGTTCCTGGGGAAAATGGGTATTAGTATGAATGACAGGGTGCGGGCAACAGAATTACTGACAGATTATGCATTAAGTCAGTGCGATCGTGTGGCGGCGTTAAGGAAACTTCCGGCAGAAATAAAACCGGCAGTGATGCGTATTATGGCTTCGTATGCTTTTGAGGATTATGCCCGCAGCGCAGCGAGTAAAAAGCAGTGCCCTTGTTGCCATGGGGAAAAATTTATTGAAAGCGAAGTTTTTACAAACAAGGTTCAGTATCCGGATGGTAAGCCGCCAGTATGGGCAAAGTGTACAAAAGGCGTGTATCCGTCTTACTGGGAAGAATGGAAAAAAATCCGGGAGGTGGTGAAAGTTTCCTGTCCTGAATGTAAAGGGAAGGGGGAGATCTCCACTGCCTGTAAAGACTGCCGTGGGCGTGGTGTTGCCATTCATCGTGAAGAGTCAGAAAAACGGGGTATGCCTGTTATCAGGGGCTGCCGGCGTTGTGGCGGTCGTGGCTATGAAAGACTGCCATCAACGGAGGCATTTAATGCCATATGCAAAGTGACGAGTGCTATCACGCTTGATACATGGAAAAAATCAGTGAAACGCTTTTACGATACGTTGGTGGTTCGGTTTGACATTGAAGAGGCATGGGCGGAGCGGCAGTTAAAGATGGTAACGCGATAGTGTTGTTGATTTTTCCCGAATCTGTGGTAAATTCGCCCTAACGATGGGCGTTTTGTGCCTGACGTTAGCGTGATTTCTACAACCCGCCAGCGAGCGGGTTTTTTGTTGTGATAGATAACAACTCCAGGTGGCATTCATTAGTGAATATTAGTTAATGTGTGCTGCCATGCGTTAAAAGATGTCAATTCGTTATTGACCGATATCAAATTATGGAAAGATGAATTTCATTACTATTGAAAATCCGTTGTTTCAATAGGTGATATTTATGCATAAACTAATTAAGCTGTTTTCATTTTTTATTGCACTATCGATATCTCAGTGTTATGCCACTAGTAATGAATTCATAAGCGCCAGTAACAGTAGGGCATTTTCATTTTTTTTGCCTACAGGGCAAGCAATGGCTATCCAGTATCTTGATGGACTTAAAAGATATTCAGCGAGTGAGATTATAGACGATTTCAATAATAATGAATTGAGAGCAAAGAAAAAGTATAAAGATATATTCATCATAAACTCAACAGCGCGGGCGATTAAGCAAGACCTTGATGATAGGTTTTTTGTTCTGCTAAGGGATGGTAATAGTGGATTTGAATCGTTTTATGCTTACTATGATAAGAAATCAGAAGGTGACTTAGAGTTTCTTAACGAAGGTGATAATGTGGAGTTTATTTGCTCCAATGTTAAAAACATCATTATGCCAAGAGCGGAATGTTTTTCTATCGCTTTAAATCTTGAATCTAAAAATATTCAGGGAAACCCTATAAGATTTTTTGATAATGCTTATAAGTTGCAAAACACTTATAAGGCTACAAAAATAACATTTATACTTTATTCTCTTCTGAAGGATAAAATTGAAAAGGACTGCGAAGAATCTATTGAAGCATGCAACCTGGCTGCCAGGAGGTTTACGGATAATGGCGCATTACTTGACTCCATGCTTGAACCTTATGCGGATATGTTAAGTAAAATCGGTAACAATTAACAAGGTTACATTCCAGGCATCCTGCCAGGGCTGCTTTTTTTACCTCATTTACATCTATTGCTTGCTGGCTTTTTGGACAAGAGTTATTGGTATGTCACGTTAACCAGAAAAGGAAAAAAGACATGCTAAAACAGCAGGATATGACCGAAACCGCCAGAGTGGTGTTTAATGAGTTAAGCGTCACCGAACCGGCGACCGTCGGGGAGATTGCACAGAATACTTACCTTTCACGCGAACGCTGCCAGTTAATACTGACCCAGCTTGTTATGGCGGGTCTGGCAGATTATCAGTTCGGTTGTTACAGACGCCTTTCGCAGTGAAGGCTTTTTTATTTGTGGTAATGGGCGGCTGGTGGGTGTTAGCGGCACCTGCCAGCCATCTGCTCATGCGTTGGGGTCACAAGCAAACCTCAGGCCCATCTGCTTTGCGCAAAAGCGGAATGAGCCTATCAGAGAAGTGCTTATTGATCTATGATTAATACTGTAAAAATATCCAGTTGTGAGTTAATCAACGCTGATTGCCTGGAATTTATCCAGACCTTACCGGAAAACTCTGTCGATCTGATAGTCACAGACCCGCCATACTTTAAAGTGAAGCCCGAGGGCTGGGATAACCAGTGGAAGGGCGACGCTGATTACCTGCAATGGCTGGACCAGTGTCTTGCGCAGTTTTGGCGGGTATTAAAACCCGCCGGAAGTCTTTACCTGTTCTGTGGTCATCGCCTGGCATCTGACACCGAACTCATGATGCGTGAACGTTTTAATGTGCTGAACCACATTATCTGGGCGAAGCCGTCCGGACGCTGGAATGGGTGCAACAAGGAAAGCCTGCGGGCGTATTTCCCGGCAACAGAGCGCATTCTGTTTGCCGAACATTATCAGGGGCCATACCAGCCCAAAAGTGACGGTTATGCAGCAAAGGGGCGCGAGCTTAAGCAGCATGTCATGGCCCCGCTGATTTCTTACTTTCGTGATGCGCGCGAATCACTGGGGATAACGTCAAAACAGATAGCAGAAGCCACCGGAAAGAAAAACATGGCTTCGCACTGGTTTGGTACCAGTCAGTGGCAGTTACCGAATGAGGCCGATTACAGTAAACTGCAGGCGCTGTTTGCACGTGTGGCGGCAGAAAAACACCAGCGCGGTGAACTGGAGCAGCCACACCACCAGCTGGTCAGCACATACAGCGAACTGAACCGGCAATATGCCAGCCTGCTGGAGGAATACAAATCACTGCGGCGTTATTTTTCCGTATCGGCTGTCGTTCCTTATACGGATGTCTGGACGCACAAGCCCGTGCAGTATTATCCGGGTAAGCATCCCTGTGAAAAACCGGCGGATATGTTGCGTCAGATAATTACTGCCAGCAGCCGTCCAGGCGATTTGGTCGCAGATTTTTTTATGGGGTCGGGGTCGACAATAAAAGCGGCACTGTCGCTGGGACGCAGGGCGATTGGCGTGGAACTGGAAGAGGAACGTTTTAATCAGACGGTCAGAGAAATAACGAAAGATTTTTAATTCAGTGATGATATAAGTTGTATATTTCTGATACAGATGTATACACATATTTAAAACTGAACACCAAATATATTTTTGATGCCCACACAATCATTGTTAGTATTTGTGACGACCTGAAGGTGGTCGTTTTGTGTTCACAGGGTGTTAATACCACCGGAAAGGTCAGTGCTGACTTCCTGGTGATCAGTTTGTTGATTCAGTAATAACCGGTCAGCAGTGTGATTCCGGAAGTCAGCATTTTATGTGTGAGGGTAATTTCTGCTACCCGCACTGGTAAACAAATGAGGCATATCGTTTCAGCACTGGCGAGTTTCGCGGAGAACAGGTTTTGCAAGCGCCTTTGTCGTTCTTCATTCTGTAATATCTGACTGATTACAGTTTCGGTGCTGTTTTTTACATTGTTAACGTTGTGTATCATCGGATGGTTTTTATCAGAATGAGTCGCTGCCTGTTTCGGGGTCTGTGATTCGTCAGAATTACGTTGCAGGCTGACGAATCATTCTGGTAGTAACCATACAATTAAACGCTGTCTAATTCTTATACGATGAATGCTTTGGGCCCGTCTCATGACGGGCATTTTTTTATCCGTGCGCAATGCCTGTTCTGTTATGGCATTTTTCATCTTTTCCCGGTTGGCTATTATTATGTTTTATTTTTCTGTATACAGGAGAATTGAGACTGTGATCACATATGCAGACATTCGGGCAAAGCAGGCTGAAATTCAGGAGGCCAGACAGGAGTACATCCAGCGACTGCGGGATATGGCAAAAAGGCTGGTCAAGACCTATGAAGACTCACTGGCATTGCCGAAACCACGATGGCTGGATATTGAGGGTAACTCCCATCCCTATGTTTATCTTTCTCATGATAGTTGTTGTGAGAAACCGGAGGATTTGCAGGTAGATTTTCAGGATGGGGTTACTTTTAATTTATATACGGTTGTTGATGATGATCCCCGCCAGTCTGTAAGTGTGAATATTACAGTGAGTATTCTGTTACTTGATGGCGACAACATGACGATTTCGGTTGATGGTTATCAGGCCAGGACATTTTCGCATGTGGATACCAACGCAAAAATTAATGAAGTGTGCGAATACATTAAAGACAGCATACTTATGTCAATGAATGAAGTGACGTTTGGCAAAAAATCCCTTTCAGAAGTGAAAGGGTAAACCAGCTGACACTCCGCTGATTCAGAAAATTATCAGGCTGCGCACGTGCGTGGCCTTTTTCATATCTGCGCCACGCCCGGCGCACATCAAAAAACCACAGAGCCTTTCAGGGGGGAGCTTACGGGATGGTCAGTGTGACTTTCTCTGTGGGCTGCTCATCCCGGGGCGAGGCTCACCCACTAAAAGGAAAAGTCACGATGTTTGGTATTTTCAAAAAGAAAACCCGTAAGGCTATTACTGAAGTGAAGAAAATGGAGAACCGCGACGCGGTGGAGGCGACCGTCTGGGGCGCGTATTCCATTGCATACGCTGACGACACCTGTGACGCGAAAGAAATTGCGGTACTGGAGAAAACCATTGCAGCACTTCCTGCCTTTGCGCCGTTCTCCGGTGAGATTGCCCAGATGAGCGCGAATATCCGCGCCCGTTATGAAGCATCGCCGCGTTCTGCCAATGCTGAAGCCCTCCGTCAACTGGCTGATGTCGCCGGTACTGATGATGCCGTTAATGTGCTGTGCCTGTGTCTGGATATCGCAGACCAGGATGGCATTGGTCCGGATGAAGAAGCACAGCTCAAGAAAATTGCTCAGGCGCTGCAGTTACCGCTGGAGCAGTACCTGTGAAAAGCGCACGCCTTGCGCTGGCTGCCGTCCTGCTGTTTCTGGTAGTGGCGGTGGATTTCACCGGACGGCTGATGTCGGTACTGGCTGATGGTGTACTGGTGGCGATGGCGCTGGTCGTGCTCCGGCCTTTATTCCGGAACAAAAACAACAGCTGATTATTTGAGCGGGCATTGAAAGCCCGCTGCATTTTTATTGCTGCTGTTCCTTAATGCGTTCCGGTAGCACAAATGCCACTTCAAGGAACAGGCGGAGAAACGCCACAAACTCTTTTGCCTGTTCACCACTGGCCTCGAGCTCGTGCACAGCCTCATTGCCTTCCATACGGATTCGGTGAGCCCAGTTTCTCATTGATTCCGTCAGTATGCCGTCCTGCCGTGCCAGTTCAATGCGTGACAGCAGATTGCCTTTTTCGTACCCCAGGGCACGGAGGGCAACCTCGAGGACGCTACGGCAGCCAACAATGATACGCGGGGCGGTTCTGCCGGACCGAACATCCTCCTGCAACTCGGTGAAGACTGCGCGAATTTTTTCGGGATAGTGGGGGGAGTCATCGGGCAGCCTGAGTTCAGGATAGATTTTGATGCTTCCCTCAAGTGGAGCATTCAGCACCCAGGCTTTGTTGTTGATGGCTTTTTTCATGTCCACCAGTTCACTGACTGAACATTCGAATGCGATCATTAATGGGTTGTTACATTCTGTGCAAAAGTCTGTTGAGTATGCTTTTGCTGATGTTATTTCAGAGGTGCGCGGCTGTTGCACGTAAAGCTTGTTTTCTGTAGCCGGGCGCCTGCTGTGGTACTGGGTGACCTCATTCAGAGAAATATGAACCTGATGAAGGCAGTACGGGCATCTAATTTTCAGGGAGTACATATGACCTCTTCGACAGAAGTGATAACTGAATTTGAAAATTGCATAGCAGATTCTGCCATTGATTCTGTAGCAGCGATAGAACGAAGGTTTGCTGCTGCTCAGACCCGGTATGGTCATGATGCAGCCGTCAAAGGGCTGGCAATGGCGTTTGTTATTGCGGAGAACCGCCGTCGCTTTATTGAAGCGCAAATGACACTAAAGCAATAA